TCGGTGCCGGTTTCGGGTCTTCCGGATGATGACGAATGAGGAAGACCACACAGTCCGGGAGCGCACCCTCATACGGCACCGCCCGCACACCTTCCAGAAAGACCCTGGGGCCACGCACTGCACAACTCGCCGAACTCCTCGGCAAACCCTTTATGCCATGGCAGCGGTACGTCATGGATGTGGCCCTCGAACTCACCGACGACGGGCTACCCGCCTACCACACCGTTGTTTTGGTTGTTCCACGACAACAGGGCAAGACGGAAATCCTTCTGCCGCTCATGACGCACCGCGCCACCGGATGGGGTAAACCGCAACGCATCCTGTACACCACGCAGACCGCAGCGAAGGCCCGCGAAAAGTGGGAAGACATCCACGTCAAACGACTCTGCGAGTCGCCCCTGTCGCCAATGTTCACCACCCGGCTACGGCTCAACAGTGAGGCGATGATCTGGCAGAACGGAAGCATGTGGTCTCCCGGATCAGCCACCGCAAAAACTGGCGGTACCGGCGATACCCTGAATCTAGGTGTCATAGACGAGGCATGGTCTCGGCCTGACGGGCGTACCGAGATCGGTATGCGCCCTGCCATGCTGACCCAACCCGACCGTCAACTGTGGTTGTGCTCGATGGTCCCAGGTGCGTCCCGCGCCTCCGGGACAGACTCAATGTATCTGCGGCAGAAGATGAGAACAGGTCGGCGCATCGTTGAACAAAACACGACCGCGGGCGTCGCCTACTTCGAATGGTCCGCAGAAGCGGGCCTCGACCCCGGCGACCCGGCCACGTGGTGGTCCTGCATGCCAGCACTTGGGCACACCATCTCCGAGACGAACGTACGCGCCGACTACGACACGATGGATCTCATCGATTTCTGCGCCGAATATTTGGGGTGGTGGCCGCAGGACACCCTGCCAACATGGCAATTCGTCCGAGAAGTGGTGTGGGATGCGTTGTGTGACCCACACTCGCAAATCGCGTCGGGGGTGTCACTTGGCATCGACATTGACCCCGAACGGCGACACGCGGCGATGGGTGTTGCTGGGCGCCGCGCCGACGGACACTGGCATGTTGAGGTCATCGAACCCGGTGGGCAGGTCACCGCCGATGTTGCCGACCTGGATTGGCTACGCCCCCGGGTCCTCGAGTTTGTTGACACACACAAACCCATCGCGGTTGTCCTTGACCCCAAATCGCCTGCACGGTCGTTGCTGACACCTTTGACTGCGGCGGGTGTCACGGTGGAGACACCCAACGGGCTCGAGGTTGCCGCCGCATGTTCACGGTTTTACGACGCTACCGGGCAGGCCGGGGGCGGCCCCGACGGTGCCGATCCGGTACGTGTCCGCCATCTCGGCCAGCGCTCCTTGAACATGGCGCTAGCCACAGCACGTAAGATGACCTCGCCAACCAACGGCACTTTTGTCTACTCCCGCACCGGCAGCGCCGCGAATCTGGCCCCGCTGTATGCGGTGACGATGGCGATGCACGGCTACGAAACAAACGCGCAGACCGATTATGATCTTCTGCAAAGCGTCTACTAAAAAGGAGGCGCGATGCGAGAGACAGTAACAACCGTTCTAGACATCACCGGCCTGATCCTCCTTGCCGCCGGACTTGCCGGATGGCTATGGCAGTGGATTGGCCCTGCCGCTCTCGCCGCCGCGGGCGCGCTCATCATCGTTGCATCGTTGACCGCCCCGCTACGTACAGGCGGCGACAAGTGAGCCTTTGGAGGAGCCCACGTCAATCCCGGGTCGCCGACCTGGCCGCTACCGAGATTGCCCTACGCGGTGGACGTGGGGGTGCCACCACCGGGTCTGTGCATGTCGACGAAGATTCGGCCCTACGCCAGTCCGCGGTGTGGGCGTGTATTCGGCTACGCGCCGACCACGTCAGTACCCTACCCGTAGACACCTTCCGCGACCACGAAGGTATCGCCGTCGAGGTCGCAAAGAAGCCGATCTTTGAAAACCCCGGGGGCAAAACCTGGCCCTGGCACGACTGGGCCTGGGCCAGCCAATCCGACCTAGACCGCACCGGTAACACCGTTGGCATCATCCGCGAAAAGAACGCGATGGGTTTGCCGATGGTCATCGAACTGGCCAACACCCGTAACGTGTCCGTGCGGGTGCAAGCCGTCAACATCGACGGCAATGTTCGGCAGAAAGTCACGTGGCGCATCAACGGCGTTGAGTACAACCCGGTAGACGTGTGGCACGAGCGGCAGTTCCCAGTCTCGGGGATGGTCCTCGGATTGTCCCCTATCGCCTATGCCGCATGGTCCATCGGTGAGGCCATGTCGATGCAACAATTCGCGCTCAAGTGGTTCGGGCAAGGTGGTGTCCCCCGCGCCCGTCTCACCAACACCCAACGCGAAATCAAACCCGAGGTGGCCACTGTCATCAAAGACCGGTGGCGGGCGTCCGTCGAAGGCGGGGACCTGTTCGTCACCGGTAACGACTGGAGCTATGACCTCATCCAAGCCGAACAGGCCGGTATGGAATGGGTCGAAGGCCGCAAGCTGGCGGTACCGGAGATTGCCCGCTACTTCGGTTGCCCCGCCGACATGATCGACGGTGCCGCATCGGGCGGTGGCGGGCAGATCAACTACGCGAACATCACCCAACGGAACTTGCAATTCCTCATCCACCACCTGGGCCCCGCAGTGATCCGCCGCGAACACAACTGGTCCCGTGGCCTACTTCCCCAACCGCAGTACGTCAAACTCAACACGGATGCTTTGCTACGCATGGACCCTGAAACCCGGGAAAAGACGATCCGCTCACAGCTTGAATCAAAGCAGATCACCGTCACCGAGGCCCGCGCGTTGAACAACCGCCCCAAGTACACCAAGGCGCAAGAAGACGAAGTAGAGAAGTACTTCCCCGCCAAAAAGGCCGCGCCAACACCCAAGGCCCCAAAACCCGGTGCACCGGCACCGGGTGAACCGATGGCCCCTACCGAAGACCAGCAGGCCGAACGGAGTGCACGATGACCAGCATCCACCGCAGCCGACTGGCAGACAGGGTCACCCGGACTACCACCCGGGTCATGAACCACCTGCGACAGTTGGCCATCAACGACCCTAGGGGTCTCGACAGGTCCATCGACGATGTCCGTTCGCTACGTCTCGAATGGTTCGAGGTCCGCAACGCCGCCGGGGATCGTGAAGCACCCGCAGAACCCGCCACCATCTTCGTATACGACGAGATCGGCGGGTCTTTCGGCGTCGACGCCGAGGCACTCGTTCACGAAATCCATGACATCACCGCCCCACAGATCAACGTGCGGATCAACTCGCCGGGCGGGTCGGTGTTTGACGCCATCGCTATCTACAACGCGCTCAACCACCACCCCGCACACGTGGTTGTCTGGGTCGATTCCCTCGCAGCCTCTGCGGCGTCGGTCATCGCCATGTCCGGTGATGAGATTGTCATGATGCCCGGCAGCCAGATGATGATCCACGACGCGTCGAACATCCTCGAGGGCAACGGCGAGGAACACCGACAGGACGGCAGTTTCCTTGACCGACAGTCCGACAACATCGCTGGAATCTACGGCCTGCGTACGGGGAGGACACCCGACAAGGAACGGTCGAGGATGCTCGACGAAACCTGGATGTTCGCGCAGGAAGCCGTGGATCTTGGCTTCGCCGACCGAGTCGAAACACCACCCGCCAGGGTCGCCCCCGAACCCTTCGACGGCGAAGATGTGACAGACGAACCGTCGATGACACGCTCGTTTGACCTCGAACATTTCGGGTACCGGTACGTGGGACGTGAGACCGCACCCGCACCCGACGGCCCCCGACGGCGCCGAGCGGTGACCCGTACCGCAGACCGGACGATAGACCGCACAGAAGCCTCAGAGCGTCGCAGGCGGGCGTTCTCACTCGGTGAGCCCGTTCCTATGCCCGACATGACCACACGCGCCCAGACGCGCGCTGGTGCCGTCGGAGTGGGTACTGGGCGTGAACTGCCGTTCCCCGCAGGGCTACGCGCAGTCCTCGAGACCCGCAATGGTCGTGACCTGTACCACGTCCATGGCTACGCCACCGTGTTCGACAAGAAGTACCCGATGTGGGATGAATTCGGCGAATACGAAGAGGTTGTCCGGGCGGGCGCCGCCGATCGCACCCTCGCATCCGAACCCGATGTCTCGTTCCTGGTCAACCACGGCGGGGTGACGATGGCCCGCACCACCAACGGCACCCTCACCCTGTCCGCAGACAAGATCGGAATGGTGCAAGACGCCTGGCTGAACCCCAACCGCGGCGACGTTAAAGACATCATCTCCGCCATCGAAGACGAACTGGTAACGGAGATGTCTTTCGCGTTCATGATCCCCGAAGGTGGTGGTTGGTGGTCCGAAGACTTCACCACCTTCGAAATCCGGCGCTTCGACATCGACCGTGGGGACGTGTCCGCCGTCAACTACGGGGCAAGCCCATGGACGTCGATTACCGCACGGGCACGCTCGGTGCTCATGCACGCTGCGGAACTCCCCGACGGCATGCAACGGGCCTTCCTAGCAAGGTTGGGAAGCCCAACCGCCCGCCGCATCCGACAGGCGGCGGCCGTCGATCTGGAACCAAGCCTGGACTTGCGGCCACTAGCCGCAATGCCAACCCCCGGCCGTGAGATCATTCCCCATTCGGGGCGTAGTCTGTCACTTATCAAAAGCATGCTCGAGGACGACTAGCCGGGGCAGTCAGACCCAGGCAACCAGCGGCAGTCAGACCGCGTCGACCCAACAGCACTAGAAGCACTATCGCTCACGCGGACGCACAGGGCAGTCAGACCCGGCGGCTGTTCACCTTTGCCACGCCGAAAATCAGACCGGACGGCTAAGTCACAGCACGCGGGGCAGGCCCATACCTGCGACCGTGGGGATGCACCCATGCCGACCATTGAAGACCTCATCCTGTCGATCGAGGTGGAGCGCGAACAAACCGCGAAGCGGTACGAACGCGCCACTGCCGAGGTCAACAGCATTCTTGCCAAGGCCAAGAACGAAGGCCGGGCGAACCTGTCCGAAGACGAAGACCGCGACATCGATCAGGCATTCGCCGTCCGCGACCGCGCCAAGATCGACCTCAAGGGCATCGACAACAAGCTCACCCGCGCGCAGAAGGTCAAGGCCGAAGAGGCCGACGCCGACCTTGCACTACGCGAGCGTGCCGCCCCACCCACCAACATGTCCGACGCGAAGCCCGCATACGACCGGGTAGCCCGGGTCGGACAGGAAGCCCGCACCTACAACCCGGGTAACTGCCGCAAGGGTGGCGAGTTCGTCAAGGACGTCACACGGCAGTTCCTTTACCGGGACATCGAGTCCGAACAGCGCCTGGTCCGGCACATGCAGGAGGAACGGGTCGAACGCGGCCAGTACCTCGAACGTGCCGCAGGTACCGGCGCCTTCGCCGGTCTCACCGTTCCGCAGTACCTGACCGACATGTACGCGCCCGCGGTCGCCGCGTTGCGCCCGTTCGCGGATCAGTGCAACAAGCATGACCTTCCGCCCGACGGCATGACGGTCCACATCTCGCAGATCGCAATAGCCACCTCTGCGGGCCTGCAAGCCACCGAAAACACGGCAGTGTCCGAAACCAACATTGATGACACCCTGCTCACCGAGAACGTGCAGACCGCCGCTGGGCAGCAAACTCTGTCCCGTCAAGCCATCGACCGCGGCACCGGCGTTGAAGGCATCGTCATGGATGACCTTTTCCGCCGCTACGCGACCGTCCTGGATTCAACCCTGCTGAACCAGGCCACCACCGGGCTCGACGCAGTCGCCGCGGGCCAGACATACACCGACGCGTCTCCCACCGGCCCGAAAATCTATTCCCAGGTCATCGGTGGTGCGGCAACAGTCGAAACGACCCTACTGGGTTGGGCACAACCCGACATGCTTGTCATGCACCCACGGCGCTGGTACAAGATGCTATCCGCGGTGTCTGCCACGTGGCCGATGGTTGTCAACAACCTGCCCATCCAGGCAGTGGGCGAGTCCTCAAACCTGGGCTACGCCCAGGGCATCCGTGGGCAACTCGCTAACGGTATGAAAGTCTGTGTTGACGCCAACATGTCAGTGCTGTGTAACGGCACCGCCATCACCGGTGGCACACAGGACCACGTCATCATCGTCCCCACACAGGAAATGCACCTGTGGGAGGACCCATCCGCACCAGTGTTCATCCGCGCAGAGCAGCCCGCAGCGGCCACTCTGGGCGTTGTGCTGGTGCTGTACGGCTACTTCGCGTACTGCTTCCGACGGTTCCCGTCGGGCGCCACAGTGAAGATCAACGGCACAGGTTTGGCCGCTCCGGTCTTCGACGGCACCTGATCCACGCCGATGCTAGGCCGCCTTCGCGAAGGCGGCCTAGCAGCTTCGGGAGTGACACGACATGGCCGTTATCACACTCGATGCCACCACCGTCCAAGTACGGCCGTGGCCAGCAGGCGGGGCGTGGAACAACGTCACCGTCGTCAACCGTCAGGCCCAAAAGTCGACCACATGGGGTGCCACACTCCGGATCGGTTTCGCACCCGTGGCACTCAGTGCATGCAACGAAATGCTCAACCCCACCACCGCACAACACGACCGCATCGCGCAGGAAGTAGCCCACTCAGTGGGTCTCGAACTACGCGACAACGCCAACCTAGCAACCGCTATGGTCGGCACCGGGGTAACCGCCAACGTCCTCGATCGAGGCGAGCAGTTCGGGGTCGCCACCGTCACCATCGTGACGACCGTCGGTGCTACACCCACATGTACCTACCAACTCGAAGGCTCCGCCGACAACAGCGGGTGGGCGGTCCTCTCATCGGCGGACTCCGCCACCCCTAGCACGTTCAGCACCACCACGTTTGTCATCACCACGGCGACCACAACGGTCCGGATTGTCAACCCAGAATCCACCGTATCCCGGTACATTCGTCTCACGCTGTCGGCGAACACCAACGTGACATCCACCATCGATGCTGCCGCAGGCTGACCGGAGGAACCATGACCAACGAAGACGATGAGGCAGTGACAGCCGAGGTCGCCCCCGAGATTCCCGCAGCGGGCCAGGACCCCGATTCCCTTCAACGTCTCGCGAAGACCTTCGTTGCGGCTGGGCTGTCACTGCCCGACGGGTTGTCGGTCAACCCATGCACCGACAATGACGACGATAAGAAGCCTGAGACTGCGGCGGAAAAGCGTTCCGCCGTACGCGTCTCCCGCACCACCGCACCACAGGGCCGCTCCGCGACCCCACCCGACAAGGCGAGGGCGGCCGAGTAAACCCATGACACTGGTCCGGGTGCTCCGCACCGCAGAGGTTGTGCTCTCACACACGTTTTACGTGGATGAGAGCGCAACCTCGGCGTCCGGCCCAGTCACATACAGCATCAACAGGCTCGACGGGACGGTGGTCGCTAGCGGCACCGCTAGCGGCCCTGCCCCCGTCGGGGTTTACCAGGTCACCGTGCCAGCACAATCGACGGTAGACACCCTCACCGTCGACTGGACTGGCACCATCGCCGGGTCTGTGGTCACCGCACGGGACATTGTTGAAATCGTTGGTGGGTTCATCTTCGGGCTTGCCGAGGCCCGCGCAACCCCGCCCGTGCTAGACGTCACCCGCTACCCAACCGCAACCCTGGCACGGAAACGAATCAGCGTCGAACAAGAATGCGAAGAAATTTGTGGGCAGGCATTCGTTCCCCGCTTCGCCCGGGTCGCCATCACCGCCGCCAACCGGGCATGCCTGACCCTGCCCCACATCAAAATCCGGGCCCTACGCTCCGTCAAAATAGGTGGGGTAGCCCAGTCGCTGACCGGGCTCGCAGTGTCCGAATCGGGTGTCATCTCAGGCGGCATATGGAACGCCACCACCCCCGCCACCACGATCATCGTCGAATACGAACACGGGTGGGAATACCCACCCGAAGACATCCGCGAAGCGGCGATGCTGCGGCTACGATCCCGGCTGTCCATGGGGGACACGGCGGTGCCGCTGCGGGCATTGTCGTTCAGCCTCGGCGACGGGGGCATCTACCGCATATCGACCCCATCGGGGAAACGCACCGGCATCCCCGACATCGACGGGCCCTATGAGCGATACACCGCAGACAAAGGCGGGTTCGCGTGACCACCTACGGCTACACGGCGAAAGCCGTACTGTTCGACCGGCTCGAGGCGTACGCAGCACCCGCCCAACCCCTCGCAGGACTACAGGTGTCCTACGCGTGGCCCGGACAAGCCGACCCCGAATGCCTGTATGGGGGTGGCATCCGCTTCGAACAACACGACGCCGTCGCCGAAGCACCCGGCATCCTCGTCACCGAAGACACCCTCGTCACCGTCTACATTCGAGTTATCGCCCGCCCACCCGGAGACGTTCGAGACACCGACGCCAGGGCGGCCACGATCGGATCCAAGATAGGGGCACTCCTACGGGCCGAACCACAACTAGCCGGAGGCGGCTCGGTGATAGGCATCGCACGCGGGCAAGGTGACTACAGCCAAACCGATGATGAAACCACGTCGATCCTGTCGTACCAAATACGGGTGTCCACCAACATTTCCTACGGGGCGCCCTGATGGCCAGAGTCGACGTCGACATTCACCAGGAAGCCATCGACAGGCTCCTTGGTTCGGGGTCTGTCGAGGACATGCTCCGCGACGCATCACACCCGGTCGTCATCGACGCGCGTATGCGTGCCCCCAAGGCTACGGGGCAGGGTGCCCGTAGCATTCACTCCGAAATGGTTCTCCTCCGCGGCGAGTGGGAATCGCTGGTGAGCTGGGACCAAGAGCACTACTACATGTACTTCTCGGAGGAGGGCACACGCTATCTGCCACCCCGACCGTTCCTGGTGCCCGCTCTTAGGGCCGCAACATCATGACGCCGCCGCCAACCCAGACGAGTGTTTTCGCCCTTCGTCATCGGGTTCAGATGTTCAGGGTTGACGCACCTCCGATGCAAGCAACCGGCGCCACCGATGCAAAGCAGGTCTTGGGTATGGCATGCGTGGTCGAGGGTCAGCCCTTCCGGAATCGGGCCGATAAGCAACTCATAGGCGAACCGATGGGGCATGACGGTCCGCCGCACTCTAAGTGCGCCGTGTCCATCGATGTGCATAGCGAACACGCCATAGCCGCGGGGATTGATGGCACCCGTCCACGGCCAGCACGCATGTCCTTTGTCCACGTAGAGCCAGAATCGTTCAGCGTTGCTAAGTCCCCACACATGACGGCGCACGTCGGGGGACCCGTGGGTTCGGGCGCGGCGATAATGTACCTGACACATGTCCTTAGTCTTGATCGGTTCGAGGCAACCCTGCACGGTGCAAATCATGCCGGGAAGATTATCAAAATGTTGTACCGGCCGCAGGGAGGGAAGGGTTAAATGTCGCAACCATTCGAAATCGTCATTGATCCGGAAGTCGAGGCCCGCCGCAAGGAACGGGCCATCGAATACGGGACATGGGAATGCGCAGAGGCGCCGATCACCGTCGGCGGTGCCCGCGCATTCAACGAAGGCGACCCAGTACCAAAGTCAACAGTTGACCGACTGGGCCTCGACGCGCTTGGTGCGGTTGTTCCTGCGGGTGTATTCGCCAAAAAGACCGCAGAGGCCGAGGTCGCTCGGGTGGCTGCACAAGACGAGGCGGTCAAGGCTCAGATTGAGGCCGTAGCCGCAATGGGGAAGCCGCCCCGGGCCCGCCGCTCCACCACTTCCGACGAGACAGGCGGTAACGGCTGATGTCGCTCTCCACCGCAACCCCTCTCATTCTCACGGACCCAGGATTTTTGTTCTGGGCTCCGTTACTGACGGCAGAGCCGACCCATGCGGCCCTCGCATCCACGTACGACCTGGACGTGTGGGCGGCTGCGTGGATCCCGTTGGGCGCCACCGAAGACGGGTCCGAGCTGAACTACGAAACGAAGATTGAGGCCATTTCGGTGGCCGAACTGTTCGACCCTGTCCGGTGGTCCACCACCGAACGTTCCGGCAGCATCGGTTTCAACCTTGCGTCATACCACCTGAACGCGGTAAAGCGGGTCCTCAACGGTGGCACCATCGCCACAGTGTCCGGTTCAGGTGTGACCCTGTCCAGCTCGTACCTTCCCCCATCCCCGGGCACCGAGGTGCGTTGCATGCTCGGATGGGAATCCCTGGATCACACCGTCCGCATGATCGCATACCAGTGCATCAACGGCACCACCGTCAAGATGTCATTCAAAAAGGCACCCTCGTACGCGGTGTTACCGTGTGTTTTCAACTTCGAAATCCCGCCGGGCGCACCCAACCAGCCGTTTAAGCTGCTGGCCGCGGGCACCGCACGACTGGGCGTCTGACAACTAGGAGGCTTGCATGGCTCGCTCGATTGGCGCATTGGGGACACCACACGAACCGGTGGACCTCACCTTCGAATACTTCGGCATGGTCATCAAAGTCAACCCGAACGCATCCGATCTGGACCTCGTCGGGTTCATGCTCGAGGCCGCCGACATCGAAGTCGTCGACGAACAAAAAGCCATGCAAGCCACCGCCCGCTACCTCAAAGGGCTGATCGCAGAAGACGACTGGGACACGTTCTGGCGGACCGCTAAGGCAAACCGCCAGGTCATGCCCGATCTACTCATGCTCGGCGAACACATCGTAGAGGCAGTGTCCGGGGTCCCTACGTCGCCGCCTGCCGACTCATCCGGTGGGCGGCCGATCACCACCTCGAAGTCGAAGGCCGCATCGTCCTCGCGGGCGCGGCGGCCCCGCAAGGACATCTCCCGTGTTGCAGAGACACGGCGGGCGTTGAAGCTGGTCCCACCGGGCCGGGCGGACATCAAAGAGTTTCTGGTGATGGCACAAGAGGCCCGCGCGACAGCCCAGGACGAATCTGGGGCGACAACGACCGCAGCCCGCATGGGTTTGACGGGCTAAGCATTGCGCAACTGTGTGGGCTGTCCTACACGCTCCAGTGGGAGGCGTTGGAACGCGAAACTCTCGCTCTCATCGGGGTTATCGGGGCAGCCCGCGCGCAAGGCGCCGAGGTGGACATCCCCACCATCGCCGACGCCCGCGACCACTTCGACGCATGGCTGATAGATGGCGGCGATGAGGACCTGTCCGATGACACAATGATCAAACGGGCGCTGGGTCTCAGAGAGGGGTGAGGGATGGCAGACGATGCGGGCACCCTTGCCACCGCACGGATCAAACTCATCGCAGACGCCCGTGGGGTCCCCGATGATGTCCGTAACCAAACACAGAAGGGCCTCGCCAACGCAGGCGGAAAAGCGGGGTCCAACTTTGGGAAGCGGATGGCCGCCGCCATCGCGGCGTCGGTGGTTGTCGGTGCGGTCGTCATCGGTAAGAAACTCGTTGACGGGCTCAAACAGTCGATCAGTGCCGCATCCGACCTGAACGAGGTTTCGTCTAAGGCGTCGGTAATCTTCGGTAAGAACAGCAAAGAACTCCAAAAGTTTGCCCGAAACTCGGCCAAGGACCTAGGACAGTCCAAGATTGCGGTCTTGGACGGGGCGTCAACGTTCGGCATTTACGGCAAGGCCGCTAAGTTGTCCGGCTCACATCTGGTGACGTTCTCCACCAAGCTTGTCGGCATGGCATCCGACATGGCCTCGTTCTCCAATACCAAACCGGAAGAGGCCATTTCCGCTATCGGTTCGGCGATGCGTGGCGAATTCGACCCCATCGAAAAATATGGTGTACTGCTTAACGAGTCTGTCGTAAAAGCCAAGGCACTCAAACTGGGTTTGATCGAAACCACCAAAGACGCGCTCACCCCCCAACAGCGTGTGCTAGCCGTCAACGCCTCGCTGTATGAGCAGCTCGGTAAAAAGGGGTCCAAGACGCTCGGCGATTTTGAACGCACCTCCGCTGGGCTCGCCAACCAGCAACGTATCGCCGCCGCCCAAACCGATAACCTGAAAGCGAAGATCGGGGCCGGTCTCCTCCCCGCCGCTATCAAACTGACAACGGTGTTCAACACCAAGGTCATTCCCGCGCTGAACGTCCTATGGGAAAAGCACGGGCCGAAAATCGTGTCGTTCCTGTCTACAGCGGCGGACAAGTTCGGGGCATTCGTGACGAAAATCGCCGAGGGCGGGTTCGAGGTCAAACTCAGCCAATTGACGACCACCTTTGAACAACTCCGCACCAGCGCCGGGCCCGCACTCAAAGACTTGGTAACACAGATAGGCCCCGCAGCGGCGTCGATGAAAGAAAACCTTGTCCCCGCACTACAGGCGCTCGGCTCCGCCGGAGGTAAAGGACTCGCGGACACAATCAACGTGGGTGCGGTCGCCATGAAATTTTTGGCTGACCACGCTGACCTACTGGCGAAGGTACTGCCGTATCTGGTCGTTGCGATGGTGGCCTACAAAGTCACACAGATCGCATCCAACATTGCTATGGCAGTGTCCCCCGCGCTCCGCCTACTCGAAAAGTCGGCGACCAGACGTCAGACAGCGGCCATCGTCGCGAACACCGCCGCACGAGCAGGAGAAACCACCGCAACCGGGGCGGGCGCCGCTGCCACCATTGCCGCCGCCGGGGCAGAGAACGGGGGGATTCTCGCCCGTGGGCGCGCGGTCCTGTCAATGGTGGCGCACAAGGTAGCCACCATCGCATCCACCGCAGTGACCTGGCTGATGACAGCAGCTACCACCGCCATGGGCGTGGCGCTCAAGATTGCGATGGGCCCCGTCGGTCTCATCATCGTCGCCATCGGCGCCCTGGTCGCAGTGGTGATCTACGCGTACAAGCACAACGAAACCTTCCGCAAGATTGTCGACGCGGTGTGGAAGGCCATCAAAATCGCTATCAAAGCGACAGTTGATTGGCTGGTCAACACCGCGTGGCCGTTCATCAAAAAGATGATCGACGCGCTTGTCGCCCAGTGGAAGTTCCTGTGGAGCATCGTCCAGACGGTGTGGAAAGCCATCAGCTCCTACATCAAACTTCAAATCGACTTCGTCCTAGACGTCTTCGGCAAGCTCAAAAACTTCATCATGGTCACCCTGCCCAACGCATTCCACGCGGGCACAGACGCCATCGGTAAAGCATGGGCGAAGGTCAAAGAACTAGCACGGATACCCGTCGCATTCGTTGTGAACTCGATCATCAACCCCCTCATCGGCGGCTACAACAAAATCGCCGGTATCTTCGGCGCACCACAAGCCACCAAAATCAGCGGGTTCGCCGAAGGTGGGCAAATTCCCGGACCCCCGGCCAGACAAGACAACCGGTGGGCGTGGCTACGCGACAAGACCGGACGCATCCTCGGACAAGCGGGCCTCGCCACAGGCGAATTCGTTGTCAACGCCCGTGACACAGCACGGGCGCTGCCCCTGCTCCACTGGATCAACGATGGAATGCGCGGTGACAAAGACGAAGTCACCAACCGGATCGGCCGCAAACTCGTCGACAAGCCAGGCGACGGTAGCGAAGGCTGGGCTTTCGCTAAGGGCGGACTTGTCGGCTTCCTATCCGACGTGTGGGGTGCGGTCACCGACCCTGCCGCGTTCATCAAACGACCCATCGAAACCCTGCTAAACCAAATTCCCGGCGCGGGCAACGTCAAATCGCTACTCGTCGGCATGGGCCGCAAACTCATCTCAGGGCTGACCTCATTCCTCGGCGGAGGCGGCTCCGGCACCGTCGGCAAGGCGCAAGCATTCGTCCGTGCACAATCAGGCAAGCCCTACATCTGGGCCAGTGCAGGCCCGTCAGGCTACGACTGTTCAGGCATCGTGTCCGCCGTCTACAACGTGCTGCACGGTAAGAGCCCTTACAACCACACCTTTTCGACCGCCAGCCTGCCAGGCCGATTCTTCCCCAAACCTGGCATCGGCGGGCCACTCACCGCAGGATGGGCGCACCCCGGGCAGCGCGGCGCCTCAGCAAGTGTTGGCCACATGTCCGGCATGGTCGGCGGACTACCGTTCTCGTCGACCGGTTCCAGAGGCGTACAGGTTGGCGCAAGCGCCGACAAGGTAATCGAGTTCGCACACATAGGACACTACGATCGTGGCGGGTTTGTTCGCCGCTACGACACCGGTGGTGTGTGGCCCACCGGAACCTTCGGTGTCAACGACTCCGGACACACCGAACACGTCCTCACCGGCGGCCCCAACGGTGACGTCGCAGACCTACGCGACCTGCTGACAGCCATCCTCGCGGTGCTGCGAGGCATGGGCGGGGACGTCGCCGCCGCACTAAACTCGAACACCCGCAGGGCTGTACAGGTCGGGCGTGGCAGAGGCGTAGCGATGGGAGCCATGTGATGGCAGTCCTTGCGCTAACAAAAATCTGGATCAACCTCCTGTCCACCGGCGAAGCCATCTCCGCATATTCCAACCGGGACAAAACCCAAGACTTCCAGCTCCACACCTTCGACGTACGCACCTACGCCAACGGTCGCCGCCGCGCGGTATCCACGCTCGGCGAGGTCGGCACCATTCCTTTCACGCTGCGAGATGTGAGCCTCACCGACAAAAACAACCTGCGCACCTGGGTTGGCATGGGTGTACAGGTCCGCGACACACGCGGACAGAAATGGTATGGCGCATTCGGTGGTGTCTCCGCCGTTGAAGACATGGACATCAGCTTTTATGCGGTGACATTTACACTACTGACCACCACGGCGGTTGAAGGGGTGTAGATCGCGCAATGCCTATGCAGCCATACAACGATCCACCCCGAGACACCTTGACAAGCGA